AAAGTAGCCGCTAGGTTCACAATGCAAAGAATAGGGAATGACATGGGAGAACCCATTAACTGCCCCCAGGTTTGATCAACCACTGCTCCATCTTTGTAATGAAGCTTATGCCCGCACAAAGCCTTCCGACCCAGAAAATAGTAGGGAGTCTCCAACAATGGTCGAAGAGACCCTCCCCAAAAGATTTGTGACTCAGCGCAGATACACTGCCAAGTCAATAAGGACAAATCTGGTCGAAGGTTGTCGGTTGCTGCCTTATAGTCCCCGCTGACGAAGAATTGGTCCGGGTTCAAAGAACCGTCGCCGAAACATTCTCGCCAGCTTTCGTCATCGATCGGGTGACCAATGTATTCGAAAGGACTAAGGTTCCGCAAAGTGGAATGCATGAATTTCTGCAACTCCACCGTCCGATAATATTCCGCAGCGTCCCCCTTTGTGATGATCCGCACCTTAAGAGGTTCCAGTATAGGAACCGGTGTAGCATCAAGAGGCTCCAAGATTCTGTCAACCCATAAAGAATCGACGTAGTCCTGGAAATCGTCCACGATGTGACCTTCCTTGAACCGAGCTTCTTTCACTCGGCCCTTAAAATCCACCATCTCGAAAAGACGATCCGCTTCGAGTAAGTCCTGTATCCCTCCGGGCTGAAAGCCCGAGAACAACTCACCAAGTGAGCCCCCGTCAGACCTTCCTGATTTAAAGGAAGCATTCATCGAAGGGACTGCATTGCAATGTGAGAAGACCTTAGTATGGAACACAGAACAGATATTACCGATCATGGTTTTTACCTGTTGTAGGACATCTGAGTCCTCAGGAGAAAGCGCTGACTCATGTCTTGTGAGAGCTTGCTGATGGGTCAAGAGACTCTTCTGCACGAAAGTATCAGGTGCAGGGGGCATCCCTATCTTAGACATCATTATGTCGTAGCAAGCTCGTCGACACGCCCAATTCCCGCCACGTCCTCTGACCATGGCTGAATGGATCGCTCTTCCTATTCGTCCACCAACAATACCACCAGCACGCTCGCCCAGATCAAACGGGCCGGGTGCTTGTGGCAGTTCATCCTGTGCCGCCGCATATGCAAAGATGTACGAGGTATGGTACTTAAGCCAAGCAATGGCTGTACCTTCCCTCGAGCGCTTTGTGTAACGCTCTAGAAATAGGGCATCGGCGGTTCTAATCGAACTGACAGGAAGCTGTGGGAGTCTCGTTAAAGAACGAGAAAACGCCTCCCAAGCTGTCATCGCCCACTGATCGTGTGCGACCTCCACGCGTCCTGGACATGGACGCTGGTTCTGAACGGCTCCCGGGGTGGTCCGCACTGCAGCTGAGCTGGCTGCAGTGTGGGTTGCTTTGGTGTCTCGTTGCAAACCAAACATAGGCCTTTTAGTATTAGCCTGTGTGTACGAGTTCCCCTTGCGGGAATTCTG